AGGTCTCCCATAGCTTTAACTAAATTGTATGCTTCTTTACCAGATTCTGTGTCCATGAAAAATTCACCTTCAAAAGTAGCTTTATCGCCATCTTGTTTGATTGCACCTTTTCCGATTGGCATATCCCATTTATGAGCCCATACCATTGGCACTGAACCTGATTTAAATCCTGATTTGATAGCTTCTGGAATTACTACATCTCCATCACTATCTAATGTATTGAAAACTGAGAATACAGCAGAAACTTTACCTTCACCGTCCGCTTTAAATTCTAAGTCGATATTCTTAATTTCACTCACGAGTGTATCTCCTATATAAACTGTTAACAGATTTATTTAGGTGCATATATAGAAATAATAACAAATGGTTATAAAGTGTGTGGTATTTACTTAGTGATATCTTTAATAATAGTCAATTTAGAGATAGGCATAGTAACTTTTCTATCAGTCTTTTTATGACTACCATCTTCGTTAATAGCCCAAACTAACATAGTGGCTTCTTTGTCTTTTCCATTTACACTCGTTACAACACCATGTACTGTTGAAGGTGGGTCGGGGTCCTTATTGATTGACCAAGAAACAGATTGACCTATACGAACAAAACTTGCTTTCATTTCATCATTACCCTTTTTAGATGAGAGTGGGTGTGATGAAGGAAGTAAATCTTGGTCATAAGGCTTTCTCTTAAATCTTCCTGTTCTCAATGCATGAAGGAACCCGTTAACTCTGGCTACAGCCCACTGGTCAGGTCCTGAAACATTTCCACGAACTGAACCAGGGTTTGTACGATAAGCACCTACACCTCTATTAAACACAGCAATTAACATTCTTAGTGTTGCTCTGTGCTTAGGATTTTTTGAGTTGTGTTCTTCAACTTTATTAGTTAATGTTTTTCTGATTCTAGCTGAAACTGCTTTAGCAGCATTTTCGTCAGCTATTTTACTAGCAAGTTCATAAGCTTCTTTTCGCCTACTACGTACTACTTTTTTTTGGTCAGAAATAACTTTTTTCATAGCAGGAACACCCATGTTTAAAACACCACCCCACTTAATAGCAGCTACAACACCAGCTAATCTGTTGTTGTTTTGATGTCTTCCCATAAAGCGTTCTCTTCTACGTACCCAGTTAAGTACTGATTCACTTCTATCTCCAGATTGATATTTACTCCATCTGTTAAAAGCATCATTACCTGTAAATGAGGTAGGAGGGTTTCCACCATTTCCGCCTCGTCTCCATATTTCTGGGTAATCTTCTTTTAGGCTTTTTGCATAACCATAAGGAAACATTTTATATTTAGAGTTGGAAATTCTTACAGCCATGTCATCACCAGGACTTGGAAAATTTGTTCTATCTTTTTTAGGTTTTTCTTTTATATTCTCAGGTTCCATTTCAAAAATTTGCTCCATGACTACTTCTGCTTCTTCTGTTGAGACTTTCAACTCTTCAACAATACCATCTATAAAAGATTTTTTAGTTCTCTCAAATGCTTCATGAGAACTACAAGGCATATAGTAAGTCATTTCTTCAATCTTATGAGTATGAGAACCCTCACAACCTAATTGTTCTGCTCTTTCTTCAGCAGCTTCTCTAGTTGTAAACATAAACATATTCCTAGAAGGCTTTGGTGATACTGCTTGTCTTGTTGTCTCTGGTACAGCATCTACACTATCCATCTTTGCATCATATAATTTTCTTAAAAGTTTAGCTTCATAACTAGCTTCATTGTCGCTAGCAGCTTGAAGTTGTCCAGCTCGTGGATTATTATCTGAACCTTCATCTTGTTCTTCTGTCATTGGAGCTGGGTCAGAACCATCAGCAGGAACTTGTAACATATTAAGTGGTCTTAAATAAACATTATGTTTTTCATCTACTTCAAGACCTACTACTTTTCTAGCTTCACCAATAGTAATCCAACCACCACTTACGCCTTTATTAACTCTGTTATATAGATTGTCCATATCTGTTTGTAGTGCTCTAACATTGTTTACATCGTATTCACACATTACATCATCACCACCAAAATCTGGTAGTAACAACTGATGTGTTAACTCGTTAGCAACAGTTTTCCATAGTGGTACAAGTTTTTGCTCAGTAAAAAATTCTCTAAGTTCGGCAGTATTGTTATATGTCGCTGAATCCAGTCCAGCTCCGAGTCCAGCGAGAATTGCTGGGACACCTAAAACAGCAGAAACTCTTTCTTCTGGAAGTCTTCTTAATTCTTGTAATTTCATTTGGTCTGGCGAGAAAGAAACAACTTCAACTGACATTGCACCAGATAGAACCATTGGTTGTCCTCTGTTGGCTCCACCAAATTTTTGTTTATATGAAGAAGCTATAGCTTCAGCTTCTTCTCTAGTAGGACCACCCATTGCATCATTTCTTGGAGAGAGAACTACTCCTGGAACTGCTAAGTTTGTTAACAGAGCAGATGAATATTGTCCTGCTGCTTCATCACCAATTAATTCTCTTAATATAGATTTAAGTGGTGCATGACCTCGTCTATGGTCATTTGAGTCAATACCTTGTCTTATGTGAATAACATCTTTAGGGTCTATTTTTACTGGTTCTCCAGCTAATTCATTTTTTGAGTGTGCGTAGTATTCGTAATGTGTAATTAGCTTTTCAGTATTACCTCTAACTTCTACTAAGTTAGGCATCAAAGGTACAAGTTGTACTACTTTACCATTTTGATTTCTGTTTTTAAATATAAAAGCGTCTCCATGAGCATTTAGAGAAACAACAATGTAATGTGATAAAAGACTTGATGACATAAACTCATTTGGTCTTCTGTATAGTTCAGCTACAGGATGTTTGTAATCTACTTCTCTATCACCAAATACTTGGTCTCTTTTTACAACTTGTAATTGTGGTTCAGAAAAAGATGTAGATAAAACATTTAAACAAGCGACGACTGCAGAGTTAGAAGTTCCGTCACCTATTTCTTTTAAGGAGCTAGTTTCCCAAAAACCTGCACCTGTGTTGTAACCATAAATTGATGTATCACGACTAGATGATAGGCTTTGATTATAGTTAGCCATTTTCCTAAGTGAAGCTTCACTAGGTCTATTTAAATATTCTGTTGCTCTTTGTAAAAAATTTTTATTTTCTGCCATTTAATATGCTGTCCAACTTCTCCTCTGAACTAAACTTTGTGCTCCTAACACTAAAGCGTCAACTATATCGTCATGTCTACCTACTGGAAAGGTCATTAATTCTCTCTCTAGCTCTTCTAACCACGATGCATTACGACGAAATAGCACATCGCCTGACTCCATCCTAGCTGATAAAGGTAAAGCCTGTGTTATTTTATCTTTAGAAGTGTCCATTTCTCTAACTCTCATTCCTACTCTCTGTGCAAGCTGAGTAAAGTTTTTTGTAAAGTTTTGTTTTTCCATACAGACATAAGCCCATTTATATTTTTCGTACATTTGTTTAATTGTTGGTACAATATCGGGACCTTCTATTTTTACTCTGACCATATCTTCAATGTATATTTTCATATCAGGTGAAATAGCACATGATAATATAACTGTGTAATCTGATTCTGTTTTTGTAGTAACAGCAAGGTCTGCTGTTCCGAAGTGCAACATTTCAGCTGGATTCCATTGAGAGCCACCACCAATATATAATCTATCTTTTATGTCGAAGTATGACATCCATTCTGGTTTTAACATTCCTTGACCAGCGTCAACAAACTCTGCTAAATACTCTTGAGCGAAAACAATAGAACCTACTTCATCTTTAGCTGAATCAATTTCTTCGTCATCTATCATTGGGTTGTCATAAGTAGAAAATCTAAATCTTTCCCAATTAGGTGCTTTCTCTGCAACTTCCCATAAATCATAAAACCAATTGTCCATTCCCATAGGTGTACTAATAAATAAAGCAGAACCTTTTCTTTCAGTTAAAGTAGGACGTAATACTTCTTGCCAAACATCTGGTTTAATAAATGCCGCCTCATCCATTACTAAGAAATCCAAACCCTCACCACGTAGTCTTTGGGGATTATCAGCAGATTTACAAGATATAGAACCACCATTTGGAAATATAACTTCCATGTTAGCTAATGAAACTTTAGGTTGTATTTCTGGAGGAAAGGAATAAGCTGCGTTTTCTAGTGCTCTCCAACCAACTCTAGCTATTGCAAAAGTAGGTGCGACCCACCAAGCTCTACCACCATTGAGAGCAACTTCCATACACATGTGTATACCAAGACGAGTTTTACCAAACCTTCGACCAGCACAAAGTATTTTCCACCTACTGTCAGAGCTGGCAACTTCTTTTTGATTTTCATGAAGTCCTGGGAGTTCTGGTACATATACAGGCATTTTACGGTTTAAATTTATATTTCATATCGAGGTATTCAGAAAGTAACTCTCTATAAGCTCTTTTACTTCCTTTAGTATTTCTACCATCATAAATATCGTGATGATACTTACACAAAATACATACGTTATCTAAATCATATTTTTTATCTGCACTTCTACCACCCATACCTATGTCGAGTATATGAGCAAGCTCTAACCATCTAGTTTCATTACAGTCAGACCATTCACATTTAAATCTAGCTCTTTGCATAGCATCACTTCTAATTTTAGT